CTCCAGGGGTGCCGAGACGGCCACGCATTGCCTGTTTGCAGACTTATGCCCCACTCGTGTCCAGCGGCGAAACTTCCACGGTCGGCAAAGGGTCGGGGTGAGGGAAGCGCATGAGTTTGGACACGACGCAAACGCCGGCGGGTTGGACCCCGGCGGGTCCGGTGGCGCAGGCCTACGGCGAAAGCCGCGTCAACGGCTCAATCGCCGTCTGCGTAGGTCCGACAGGTGGGGGAAAGACGACAGAGAGCATCCGTCGCACGATCCGCATTGCTCAGTGGCAACACCCTAGCCCTGTCGACGGGATACGCAAGGCCCGGATTATCGTCCTGGCGCCGACGTATCGGAAGCTCTGGGACCAGGTGGTGGGGAGCTACAAGGATGAAATCCCCTGGGCGACGAAGGAGGGCGGCTGGAAGGGGGGCGCGGGCGAGCCGTGCGAACACATCTACGACTTCATGTGGCGCGATCACGCCGGACGGGACATCGGCCGCGTCCACGTCGAGGTCATGTTCCGGGCGCCGGGCGAGGGCGACCTCGAAGACTTCTTCCGGGGGCTGAAGGCGACGGCCTTCTGGGTGCCCGAAATGGACACGCACGAAACCGTCGACCTGGTGTCGTTGGCGTCGAACCGGACGCACCGCTATCCCGAAATGCGCGACCGGCCCGACCCTGACCTGGGCCTGCCGGACGCCTACGGCGGCGTCTATGGCGATGCGAACGCGCCTGTGATCGGCAGCTGGTTCCACGACCGCTTCATCCTGCAACGCAAGCCGTCCGACATCCTGTTCCTTCAGCCGCCCGGCTATGATCCGAACTCGCCTGACGGCTTCCACCCGCTGGCGGAGAACCAGCGCAATCTCCGGCGCGCGGACCGCAACTTCTACAAGACGAAGGCGGCGAACCACGAAGAACACGACATCCGCCGGCTGCTGATGAACGAAAGCGGCTGGAGCCGCCACGGCAAGCCGGTCCACCTGTATTTCAATGCGATCACCATGTCGTCGGCCGAGCGGATGGAGGTCGATCGGTCCCTGCCGGTGGTGATCGGCATGGACGTCGGGTCCAACACGATGTCGCACGCCGCCGTGTTCAAGCAGCGGACCTGGGGCGGCCAGGTCAGGGCGCTAGGCGAGTTCGCGCCCGACGGTCAGACCGACATCGTCGAGGCCTGCACCGAGATCCGGCGCATCCGGGAGACGCGGTTCCGCCTCTGCGAGCGGGTCGAACTGGTGCTTGACCCGGCCGCGCGCGGCCAGTCGGCCATGCGCAAGGGCGTCACCTGGGCGCAGGTCGTGCAGCAGATCACCGGCCTGCCCGTTCGCCTGGCGCCCACGAACGACCCGAACCTGCGACGCGGTGCGTCCGACCAGTTGATGCGCAAACAGGCCGCGCCGGGCGTCCCTGCCTATATGGTCGATGCGCCTGAATGTCCGAAGCTGATGTCGGCCCTGGCCGGGGCGTACCGTTACAAGAAAAACGGCGACAAGGTCTCGCCGACGCCTGAGAAGAACGACGCCAGCCACGTCGCCGAGGCCAATCAGTACGCCGACCTCGGCCTGGCGGGGATCGGGCCGGTCAGCGGGGTTATCCACCCTGACGACGACTACGGCAATGATGCTTCCATGGCGGCGATCCTGCCGTCGTGAGCGCATCCGGCATGTTCAGACGACCCAAGATGGAAGCGGCCCAGGTTCAGCCGGATCCGGCGGACCTTGAGAACCGGCGCCAGACCGAGCGGCGCAAGCGGCTGTCCACGGGCGGCCGCCAATCGACCATTCTGGCCCAGGCCATGGAACGGGCTGCGGGCGCGCCGACGGCGACGCTGACCGGCGTGGGCGGCTGATCATGCTGTCGACGGACCCGATCAAGGTCACGGACGCCCGGTTCGACGACATGAAGGCCGCGCGCCTGCCGCGCGAAAGCGAATGGCAGATGGTCGCGGACCATTTCGTGCCGCGCAAGGATTTCAGCGTCCAGGTGCGCCCGACCGAGTTGCGGCAGCGGCGGGTGACGACGTCGGTTCCGGCGGTGTCGCTGCGGAACTCGGCCGCCATGCTGATCAGCTATCTGATCGACCCGACCCAGCCCTTCATCACGCCGAACACGGAAAACAGCCTGGTCGCGGCCGGGCGTTCGACCCGCCTGGGGCGCGGCGCGACCGACTTCCTGGACAATATGGGCTGGGGCATCCACTCGCGGATGATGCGGCCCAAGTCGGGTTTCATGTCGTCGGCGGCGCGGCTGTCCATCGAACTGTGGGCCTTTGGTTCAGGCGTCCAGTGGATCGGCCGCAAACGCGGCTTCGGCCCCATCTACCTGACGCGGCCGCTGCGCAGCAGCTGGTTCGGGGTGAACGGCGACGGGATCGTGGATCGGCTGTATTTCCAGTTCACCTGGCCGCTGCGTCAGGTGCTGGAGCGGTTCCCCGACGCCGGCTACGTCGACAAATGGCGGGCGGATGCGGGCGATGAAGCCAAGCTGCGCCGCCCGATCACCATCCTGCACACCGTCGAGCCCCGCCTGAACGGCGAGAAAGGCGGGCCGAAGGAGCGCAAGCCCTTCCTGGAACGCTACATCTGCCTGGAAGACAAGGCGCTTCTGGAAGAGAGCGGTTACGACAGCTTCCCCTACGCCGTGCCGCGCCTGGACGTCGAAGAGGGGTCGGATTACGGCACCGGCCGGTGCTGGTCCGCCCTGCCTGCCGCCTCGGCCCTGTCGGTGCTGGGCCAGGGGATCGAAAACGCCATCGATCTGAAGGTCCAGCCGCCGGTGATGATGCCGAAACGGATGTTCGGCAAGCCGCTGGACCGGCGTCCGGGGGCCGTGAACCTGTACGACAGCGGGCAACTGGGCTTCATGGCGGCGCGCGAGGCGTTTCAGACGCTGGACATCGCCGGGGATGTCGGGGTCGGCATGGCCTATCGCGGCGAACTGGTCAGCGAGATCGAAGGCGCCATGCTGGTCGACTGGATGAAGCTGCGCGAGAGCGGCAACGTCACGGCCGAAGAGATCGTCGAGCGCCGCAACCTGCGGGTCGGCATCATGTCGGCCCACGTCCCCGGCATCGACCGGGAATGGATGGGCGTCGCGGCCGACCGGACGGCCGAAATCATGATGGAGGAAGGCGACCTGGGCGACCCGCCGCGCGAACTGTCGGGCGCGGAGGTCGACTGGGACTACAGCGGCCCCCTGGCTCGCGCCCAGCGCCAAAAGCAGCTGGAAGGGTTTGACAGGATGTTCCAACGCATCCTGGCCGCCCGCGAGATCGAGCCGACCGCCCCCTATGTGATCAATATCGCCGAGGGCCTGCGCGCCTGCGCCGAGGCCGAGGGGCTTCCCATCGGCGTGTTGCGCGCGCGTGAAGAGGTCGAGGAACTGGCCGGCGCCGACGAAGAGGCCGCCGCCAACGCCGAAGCCATGGCCCAGGCCCAGCAGGGCGCGACCGCCTTCCGCGACGTGACCCAGGGCATGGCGAGCCTGGGCGCGGCGAACGACGGCGGGGAGGCGGCGGCATGACCGAATACGGCTTCGTTGATCACGCCAGGCTGCTGACCGACCTGAAACGGGGCGATCCGGCGGCCATCGCCTGGGCCTATCGGTCCAAGTTCAGCGATCAGGTGGGCCGGTTCATCCTGACCCACCAGATGGCCGAGGCGGGGGTCGGGCATATCCGGGGCGCGGGCATGGACCATGCCGACAGCCGCTATCACGACGGGCGAAACGACCACGCCCTGCACATTCTCAACCTGGCGGGTTTCGACGAGATGAGCGCCGCTCATGCCGTCACCGCCAACTTCCTGGAAGGCCAAGACCATGGACAATCTGAATGATCCGACGCCGGGTCCGACCCCGGAGCCAGCCCCCTCCCCGAGTGAACCGCCCGCGCCTGCTCCAGCACCGGCTGCGAAGGTGAAGGGCGCTGAACCTGCTCCTTCTCCGACGCCAGCGCCTGAAGCTAAATCGTGGTTCGACGCCCTGCCTGACGACCTGAAGGGCGAAAAGTCCGTGCTGCGTCACGCCTCGCTGGAAGACGCCATCCGGGCCGGTTTGGGCGCGGAGAAGCGGCTGGGGGTTCCGGCCGACCAGCTGATGCGCCTGCCGACGAAGCCGGAGGAATATGCGGACGTCTATCGCAAGCTGGGCGCGCCGGAGACGCCGGAAGGCTACAAGATCGGCCTGCCGGAGAAGGCGACCGAGGCGGACAAGGCGCTGGCGTCGAAGTTCGCCCAGACCATGTTCGAGAAAGGCCCGTTCCCGCCCCAGTTCGTGGCGGCGGCCGTCGACTTCATCAACGGCGAGACCCTGGCGGGGATGGAGGCCGAGGAGACGGCGGCGAAGGATCGCGCCCAGGCGGGCGAAGCCCTGTTGCAGAAGGCGCTGGGCGCCAAGTTCGACCCGGAAATGAAGGCTGTCGGCAAGCTGCTGGCCGATTATGACGCCGAGATCGCCAAGGACCTGGGCGTCGAGCCGGGCGGGCTGGCGGACGAACTGAACGCCGACGGCAAGGGCGACAATCCGCGCCTGATGCTGATGCTGCAGAAGATCTCGGAACGTCTGGCCGAGCCGGGCGGGATCGACGGCCAGGGTCGCGGCGACGGCGTCAAGGGCGGGATGTCTCCGGCCCAGGCCAAGGCGGCCCGTCTGAACCTGGAAAGCGATCCGGTGAAGGGTCAGGCCCTGATGGACAACAGCCACTCCATGCACAAGTCGGTCGTGGAAGAGCGGTCACGTCTGATCCGCCTGGAAGAGGGGTTGGACCCGAACGGCTGACGCCAGTTGACGGCGGAGCCAAATCAGTCCAGCCCAATGCGTAACGGTTCGCGGCGTCCGCTCAAAACGCCGCGCCTTCTACGGCCCGAGGCCCTGCGAAAGCGGGAGCGGGCACGGGGAGGCCTCGGGGGAGGTAAAGCCCAGGTTCGCGTCCGGCCTCGAAGCCGGGGGTCGCTGCCGATGACATCCCATCATCGAACGCCGAGAGCACCGCGTGCGCCCGGCCAGCAGCGAGACGCATCATGACCGTCATGAACAACGACCCGAACCAAGTCCTGGCCCGCTATGTGCCCGGCTTCCGTTCGAACATGAACCTGTCGCCCCAGCAAAAGGTCTCGCACCTGCTGGACGCCGTCGACAGCGACATGAACTATTCCGAGCCCGGCGAAGGCTTCAACCTGGACGACATGGGCGAGAGCGAGCCGGAAGACGTGGCCACCCGCGTCGCCGATACGCCCGACAAGAACGTCGAAGGCCGTCGCCGCGTCGCCAACTTCACCGAGTTCCACGACAGCGCCTGGCTGGACAACGTCGACAAGGCCAAGCTGCTGGAGGACCCGACCAACATCAAGATGGCGGCCCTGATGGCGGGCCGCTGGCGCAAGGCCGACACCAAGATCATCGCCGCCGGCCTGGGCGTGTCGTTCGAAAAGGACGCCGCGACCGGCGGATTGAACGCGATCAGCCTGCCGGCCACCCAGATCGTCGCCGCCAACACGCAGAAGTATGTTCACCAGGAAGAGACCATCCCGGCGGGCAGCGTCGACTACGGCATGTCTATCGGCAAGCTGATCGAGGCCGGCGCCCTGATCGACGAAAGCGAGGTCGAGGGTGAACGCTATGTCATCCTGTCGTCGGACGACATCGCCAGCCTGCTGACCCGCACGCCGACGACCGACATCAACTTCGCTTCGGTCAAGGCGCTGTCGGACGGCAAGATCAACCAGCTGCTGGGCTTCACGGTCAAGCGGCTGTCGAAGAAGCGCATCCCCATCGTCGGGACCAACCGTCGCCTGATGGCCTGGGCCAAGCCGGCCATCGCCTATCGCGGGCGCCCGGTGACCAATGCGCGGATCAGCATCCGCAACGACAAGTCGGACACGCCGCAGGCCTTCTACAAGACCAGCCACGCCGCCGGCCGTCGCTACGACGAAGGCGTCGTCGAGATCCAGGTCAAGATCTAAGACGCCCGACCCTGGGGGCTGAGGCGCTGCGCGCGGCTTGAGCCCCCAGGCCCCTTTTTCTTTCCGGGCGTATCGCCCGCCGGCCGAGGCCGGAACCTCAAGGAACTGCCGTCATGGCGAAACTCTATGGTGAACTGGTCGGCGTCGCCTATTCGGGCGCCAGCGCGACCGTTCAGGCCACGTCCAGCGCCCACGAAAAGGGCACGGACCACATCCTGATCCGCGACCGCATCGAACTGGCCGCCGCCGCGATCAACGACACGATCAGCCTGGGGAAGTTCGGCTCGAACGCCATGCTGGACCCGCTGGGCTGCCAGATCTATTTCGACGACCTGGGCACGTCGGTGACGATGAACGTCGGCATCGCGACCGACGACGACGCCCTGGTCGCGACGCAGGACGTGGCCTCGGCCGCCGGCAACTTCAGCCTGTTCAAGTCGGTCGATATCGCCAACTGGTTCAAGCCCCTGTGGCAGGTCGTCGGTCTGTCGGCCGACCCCGGCGGCCAGATCGAACTGCTGGCCACCGTCAAGGGCGCCGCCGCCACCGGGACGGTCGTCTGGTCGTTCAAGGGCCAGAACCGCTAAGCCGGATCATCCCCTTGCGGTGCTGACGGGCTGGCCCCGCTTGAGCGCCGAGGAATAGGCCGCCGTTCTCCGCATTGCTCGATGCTGGCGGCCTTATCGACGGCCCGGCGGGAATGCCCTTCCCCCGCCGGGCCGTTTGTCATTCAAGGAGCCCGTCCATGGCGACGCAGCTGAGCATCATCAATCTGGCCTTCTCGCACCTGACCGAACCGACGGTGCTGACGCTGGCTGGCGACCCCAGGCCGCCGAACGTGGTCAAGGCCCTGTCCCAATGGGACCAGGCGCTGGACGTGGCCCTGAGCCGCGCGCCCTGGCTGGTCGCGACCGAGCGTCGGACAGTGGACGCCGACGCCGCGCCGGTGTACGGCTGGGGCGACTGGAAATACTCGGATCGGTTCAGCCTGCCGAAGGGGACGATCAAGGTCTGGGCTGTGGCCGGCGGCGACGATTTCGCCTGGGAGCGGGGGGTTGTCGTCGACGCCAACGGCGCGGTCATTTCCGTGATCCGGGCGATGTACGTCGGGCCGCTGCAGGTCGAGTTGTGCCTGCGTCGCCCGGCCGAAGCCTTGACGCCGCTGCTGGCCGACGCCCTGGCGTGGGAACTGGCGGCGCGCCTGGCCGGGCCGATCCAGTCGAGCGAGGAAAAGGGGCGATGGGCGGCCGGCAAGGCCGAGGACGCCTATCTGCTGGCGGCCATGTCCGAGGCGTCGGAGATCGGCGGGCAGCCCCCCCTGATCCCCATGGGTGGAATGGAGGCGGCCCGGCGCTTCGCCCGCTGACCTTTGGCGGCGACGGCCGCAATATCCACCCCATGCGGGGCGGGCCGATGATGCGTCATGGCCCGAGCTTCGACCTATGTGAACGCCTTCACCGCCGGGGAGATCGGCGAAGACGCGTGGGAGCGATCCGACCTTCAGCAGATCGCCAAGGGCTGCGCCGAGGCGTCGAACTTCCTGCCGCTGGTGACGGGGCCGCTACGCAGCCGCACCGGCTTTCTGGATCGTGGCGCGGCCAAGAGCGTCAGTCAGCCGTCGCGGTTCATCCCCTTCGTCCGGTCGGTCGCCGACGCCCTGTTGGTCGAACTGAGCGCGGGTGTCGCGCGCGTCTGGACCGTGACCGGCGACCGGATCCTGGCGAGCGGCGCCCCGTATGAGTTCACGACGCCGTGGGCCGGGGATCGGCTGGGCAAGCTGTGGTTCAAGCAGGTCGGCGACGTGCTGTACGTCACGGATCGAACGGGCGGCCGAACCTATGTGATCAAGCGCCTGGCGGACACGAACTGGACCTGCCTGCCGTTCGATTTCCGCGAGGGGCCCTGGTTGCCGGAAGCGCCGGAAGGCGGGGTGACGGTCCAGCCGTCGGCGGCCAGTGGAACCGTGACCCTGACGGCCAGCGCGGCGATCTTCAGCGCGGCCGACATCGGCGTGCTGATCCGTATTCGCGAGACCGACGGCAACGCCGGGTGTCAGACCTGGACATCGGGGACGGACTACGCCCTGAGCAGCTTCGCCCAGTTCGACGGCCGCGTGTATCAGCGCACAGCCGGCGGCAGCGGCACCAAGAGCGGGACGACGCCGCCTCTGCACCAGGGCGGCGCCGTATCGGACGGCGCGCTTTTTTGGACCTTCTTCCATGACGGCGCGGGCATCGTGCGCATCGACAGCATCACCAGCCCCACCGTGGCGGTTGGGGCCGAAATCCGCATCATGCCGACCGATCAGGCGACGCCCTATTGGGCCAAGCAGGCCTATTCGCCGACGCAGGGGTATCCGTCGGCCCTGATGGAAGAGCGTGAGGAGCGCCTGTGCTTCGCCGCCACCACGGCCCGGCCGGGCAAGGTCGACATGACGCGGACGGCCGGATGGTCGCCAGACTACGGCGATTTCAAGCCGGGCATGGGGAGCGGCCGGGTGGTCGATGACGACGCCGTGAGCCTGGACGTCGGGGGATCGTCGCGGGTGGTGTGGCTGTTGTCGGGCAGCAGCCTGATCGCGGGCTGCACCGACGGCGAGTATGTGGTGTCCGGTTCGACGCTGGACGACCCCATCGTGCCGGCCGGGCGCAAGGCGCGGCCGATCAGCCGGTTCGGCAGCGCCGACGTCGCGCCGATCCTGATCCAGGGGCCGCCGCCGGCCATCATCCATGTGCAGCGCGGCCGAACGAGCCTGGGCGAACTGCTGGTGTCGCCGGATAACTCTGTCGAACGTCACGACCGATCAGTGTTGCCGCACCATATCCATGATCGCGGGATCGCCGAACTGGCCTGGGCCGGGTCGGACTGTCTGCTGTGGACGCGGCTGGACGACGGCGGCCTGGCGGTCATGCGCTATCATTCCGAGCATCAGGTCTATGCCGCGACGCGGCAACCCCTGCCCGAAGGCTGGATCGTAGAGAGCATCGCCGCCGCGCCCCTGCCCGACAAGGGCGACGCCCTGGCGATGATCGTGTCGCGGGCGAAGTCGGGCGTGACGCAGCGGCGCGTCTGGTTCCTGGCGCCCCGGTCGGCCGGCGTCTTCGTGGACGGGGCCGGGATCTATGAGGGCGCGCCGACGACGACGGTCGGCGGGCTGGGCGTGTTCGAGGGCGAGACGGTCTCCATCGTCGCCGACGGCGCGCGCGTGCCGGATCAGACGGTGACGGGCGCGGCGGTCGTCCTGCCCCAGGCGGCGGAACGGGTCGTGGTCGGTGCGTCGTTGTTGCGGCGTTTCGAATGCCTGCCCATCGACATGGAGGGCGTGGGTTCGACCAACGGTCGGGTGATCGTGCCGACCCATGCGACGGTCATCGTCGAGGCGGTCGAGGTGGATGTGACCGACGACGGCGGCCTGACGGAACGGATTCGCGCGCGGACGCCGGGCGATCAGGGCGCGCCGGGCCGCCGCAAGCTGCGCCATCGCGCCAGCCTGGGAAGCCGGGGGAGCCGCGACGCGCGGTTCGTGGTGCAGACCTCGGCCCCCTTCGACCTGACGCTGTACGCCTATCGCCTGAGCGGAGAGGTGACGGAATGAACCGCACGGTTCTGGTGATGGACCTGTCGCGCGCTCTGGCGCCTGAACTGGTCGATGTGCTGCGGCCGGACATGGCTGAAGAGTTCGCCGCCGAGGGATGCCGCCTGCCGCCCGGTCCGAAGTGGACCCTGCGCCACGACGGGCGGTTCCTGGCCATGGGCGGGCTGGAGCCGATGGGGGCGTCGTCGTCGATGGGGTGGTTCCTGACAGGCGATCTGCGGCCGCGCGACTGGGCGCTGGTGCGGCGGGCCACGCGGACGGCGATGGACTGGGCGCGACAGCACGCCGTTCGCCGCATCCACGCCCTGGTCCCGCACGACCGGCCGGGGGCGCCGGCGATGCTGGCGGGCATGGGGTTCGAACACACCGGCGTCGATGACGACGCGGTGATCATGACGAAGGAATTGTTCTGATGGCGGGGGTTGATCCGTCGGCCGCGATTTCGGCGGTCGGCAATATCGTGGCGGGCTTCGGAGCCTTCCAATCGAGCCGCGCCAAGGCGGCCCAGCTGCGCGCCGCGGCGAAACAGGCGCGGGGCGACGCCTCGATCCAGGCGGGGCAGGCGGCCGACGAAGCCGAGCGGGCGGGGGCGTCGGCGGCGGTGCAAGGCGCCGCGTCAGGCGGCGGGTTCGACGGGTCGTTTGCGGGGGTGCTGGAAGACCTGCAGCGCACGGGGCAGTTCAACGTCAGGTCCGCCATCTATGCCGGCGAGGCCGAGGCGCGCAACCGCGAATACGAGGCGAAGGTCGCCAAGCAGGAGGGCAATCTGGCCTTCCTGTCGTCGGCGCTTCAGGCCACCTCCAGCATCGGCGGCAGCTACATGCAGCGGGCCGAACAGCGCAAGCAGGCCGACTATCGCAAGTCGGCCTACGCCAAGGGATACGGCCGATGAGATTGCCGGAACTGAGGGCGCGCCCCCAGGCGGCCGAGCGGCCGTCGCTGGCGACCGTGCGGCCGACCGATCTGGGGCTGGGCGCGGTGGCGCAGGACGTCCAGACCTGGGAAGGCGAGGTGCGCCAGACGCGGGAACTGGAGGCCGAGGCCCAGCGCGCGGCCGACGAAGAGGCGGTCAAGGAACCGCTGAACGCGCTGAAGACCGGGTTCGAAGAACGGTTCGCTACGGCCGGGGCCGAATGGGACGGGATCACGCCGGGCTTCGCGCGCGGCATGGATGCGGCCTTCGATACGGCGGCGGCGCCGGTGCTGAACGCCGAAGGCCTGACGCCGGGCCAGAGGGACGCCCTGCAACGCGGCGTGTCGCAGTATCGCGAGGCGACCGGGCAAAGGGCGATCCAGTACCAGGCCCAGCGGCGCGGGGCGCTTGCAGCCGAACAGGCCCAGGCGCGCGAGGCGGTGGCGGTCGGCGGGGTGATGGCGACCTATTCGACGGGGGTCGCCGAGGCCTTCCAGGCCATAGACCAGGAATACGACGGTTCGACCGGCGACTATGCGACCCGCAAGCTGGCCGAACACGACCGGGTGGCCGGCGAGGTCATCGCCGCCGCGCCCGAGAACCTGCGTCCGCGCGTGACGCAGGAACTGGCGTCGACGCGGCTGCGGCTGCTGGGGCAGGCCATGGACGTCGAGGCGCGGGCCGAACAGGCCTTCGTCGCCAATGGGGTGAAGACGGCCGGGGAGGGCCTGGTCAACGCCGTCCTGACCGCGCCGTCGATGTATGAGACGAATGTCGCCCAGGTCGACCAGATCGTCGCGGGCCTGCCGGCCGCCCAGAGGGGCGCCGCGCGCGCGGGCCTGCTGAACGACATGACTGAGGCCTATGTCAGCAGCCTTGTGCGCGACGGGCAGGAAGATGCGGCCCTGACGCAGTTGAACAGCGGCGCGCTGGACGGCCGGTTGCAACCCGACACCAAGGCCCGCCTGCTGGATGCGGCGCAGCGCAAGGCCGACGAACTGAACGTCGACGATTGGATGGCCCGGTTGAGCCTGCAGGGCGAGATCCAGGACGACATCGCCAGCCGCGCCGCGACCGGCGTCGGGGTGGGCCTTGATCCGGCCCGGGTCGCATCGGTGCTGGGGCCGCGCGAAGCGGCGGAATATCTGCTGGCGGTCGATGCGGCGGAAAAGACCCGTGCGACGACGCAGGGGTTTGGCCAGCTGACGCCCGGCGCCATCCGTGCGCAGGTCGAGGCCCTGCGGCCCGAGGCCGGCCAGGCCGACTATGTGGCGGCACAGGCGCGCTATGAACAGGCGGCGCGGGCGGGCGAGGCCGAGATCAAGGCGCGCGAGGCCGATCCGGCCGGATGGGCGCTGCGCCAGGCCGAGGCGTTGCGGGTGCCGCTGGGCCAGATCGGCATGGGCGACGAACAGTCCTCGCGCCGCGCGGCGGCGGCCTACGCCGTCGGGTCGTTGACGCTTCAGGACACGGCGGGAGTGCCGGCGGCCGAGCGGCGCATCCTGCCGAAGGCGACGGCGGCGGGGATGGTGGCGGCGGCCGAACAGAACCCCAACCCGGCCGATGGCTTGCGCGGCCTGGGGGCGGTCATCCGGGCGTTCGAGCCCCCGTCCGGCGCCAGCGGCGAAACGGTGACGGCGGCCATCGCCCGCCAGCGGATGGTCATGCGGGAACTGAACCTGGCCGGGGCGGACAATGGTGACATCGCCGCCGCCCTGGACCTGGGCGACGATCCCGTGCGGATGGGCCGCTATGTGGCGGCGGATCGCAGCCAGGCCCTGGCCGGTATGAAGCCGAAGGATCGGGCCGACCTGGAAGAGGCGGTGGACGCCGCCCTGAACCCCTATCTTCGATCCTTCGACGGCCTGCCCGTCGGCGCGGTGTTGATGGGCGGCCGGCGGTTGATGGCGCGACGGATGGCGGCCCAACAGGTCGCTACGCGCGGCGGATCGGTGCGGGAGGCGGCGGCGGCGGCGGCCGAAACCGTGGCGGGCGAATACACCTTCCTGGGGCAACAGGGCCTGCGTCTGCCGCGCCGCGTCGCCGAACAGCGGGACGGTCAGAATGTGCGGGGCGAAACCCTGATCACGCGCGGCCTGGCGCGGACGATGTCCGGCCTGGCGTTGAACGACGGGGCGGGACTGTACACGCCCGCCGACCGGGGTAATGGCCTGACGGCGGAGCAGCGGCGACGGCGATACGCCGACACGCTGCGGACGTCGGGGCGATGGATGACGACGCCCGACGACGCGGGGGCCGCCTTGATGCACCGGAACCTGGACGGCGGCTGGACCGCCGCCCTGGATCGGGATGGGCGGCCCATCGTGCGCAACTGGGCGCAACTGCGCGACGCGGCGCGGGATCGGACCCAGACGGGCGGCCTGCGCCTGGGCGGCGGAACCCTGCCGCGCGGGATCCGCAACAACAATCCGGGCAATATCGAGCACAATACGGCCAACCCGTGGCAGGGCCAGGCCGGGCACGACGGCCGGTTCGCGCGCTTCCAGACACCCGAACATGGCCTGCGCGCCCTGTCGCGCGACCTGGGGACGAAGATGGCGCGGGGGCAGACCAGCGTCCAGTCGATCCTGACCCAGTATGCGCCGCCCAGCGAGAATGACACGGCCGCCTATATCGCGCGGGTGTCGCGCAGCCTGGGGGTCGCCCCGACCGCCCGTCTGAACCCGAACGATGCGCGCGTTCGCGCCGCGCTGATGGCGGCCATCGTCCAGCATGAGAACGGCCAGCAACCCTATGGCCAGGCCCTGCTGCTGGAAGCCGCGCGCCAGGGGATGCGTCGATGACGGATGTGACGCCGACATATACCCCTGTCGTGTCCAGTGAGCCGGTCGAGGGTCGTCCCCTGCCGCCGGCCGCGCCGTCGTCGATCTACCAGCCCACGGCGGACGCCGAGCGGATCGACCGCGAAGCCGGTTTCTATGAGGCGTCGCGGGGTCTGGCCTTCCGCGAGTTGTTCGAGGACGCCCAGATCACCGACCGGCTGTTCGGCTTCATAGAGGCCGACAACGACCGGGCGTTTCAGGCTCAGCGCAACCGGGTGTTCGGAACTGACGCGCCTCTGTCGATCGAGGACGCCAATGAAAGGTTCGGCGTCGCCGGTCGGTTGACCTTCGACAAGCCGGTCAGCGAGCCGATGGCGGCCTGGCGCCAGAGCCTGGCGCAGCGCGAGGCGTTCCGCGACGAGGTCGTGTCCAACGCCGACGTCGGGCCGCTGGAAGCCATCGGCGCCAGCATCGCCGGTTCGATCCTGGACCCTGTGGGCCTGCCGCTGTGGGCCGTGCCGGAACTGGCGACCGGGCGGGCGCTGCGCAGCGGGGCGGCGGCGTCGCGGCTGGGGCGGCTGGGCGCGCTCGAGCGCGGCATACTGACCGGCGCGACCGAGGGGGTGGCGGGATCGCTGGTCTATGAGAGCGCGAACCTGTGGCTGCACCATGAGGCGGCCGACGATTATGATTTCGGGGATGCGAGCGCCAATGTGGTGTTCGGCGGCTTGCTGGGCGGGGTTGCGGGTGGTCTGGGCGGCTGGTGGGAGGGCCGGGCCCAGGCGCGCGCGCCGCGCGTGGTTGAGGCGCTGAGCGAGGACGGGCGGACTGGCGCCTTCGCCCAGGCCTTCGGCGACATGATCGAGGACCGTCCGG